CTCCATGCAGAAGTTGAAAGCCTACGCCAACAAGTCAAGGAATGGCGGGAAGATGCGGAGAGATTATATAAAACCCCTCATTCTGGAATTGCTTGGAATAGAATCTGATCTTGAAACAAAACTCCGCAAACTGGTGGAGATGAAGTAATAAAATGACATATCAAAATAAGGTCGTTCTCGGTGATTGCACTCTCTATCTGGGTGATTGTTTAGAGGTGATGAAGGATATGCCGGATAAGAGCGTTCAATGCTGTGTAACATCCCCTCCCTATTATGGATTACGAGATTATGGGGTGGATGGTCAGATCGGATTAGAAGAAACCCCAGAAGAATATGTGGAAAAACTAGTAATCATATTTCGAGAAGTTAGGCGAGTTCTAAAAGACGATGGAACACTCTGGTTGAATATTGGGGATAGTTATAATGGTAGCGGAAAAGGCGGAGATAAAGAGGGACATGAGGGCAAGCAATCTACTAATCGAGGAAGTATTACCGTAATAAATAAAAAGACTTCAATAGATGGATTAAAGCCCAAAGACCTTATCGGTATTCCCTGGATGGTGGCATTTGCATTGCGCGCTGATGGTTGGTATCTGCGATCTGACATTATATGGCATAAGCCTAATTCAATGCCGGAATCCGTGATGGATAGACCAACAAAAAGCCATGAATATATTTTTTTGTTAACGAAAAGCCCAACTTATTATTATGATTATGAGGCTATTTTAGAAGAATCAAAATGGGCAAAAATAGATAAAAGATTTGTAATGGGGCCAACATCTGGAGAAAAAGCAAAATCTGGAATATACGCCATTGATAAGTCAGGTGTATATAGAAAAGATGCAAAAAGGAATAAGCGCGATGTTTGGACAGTAACTACAAAACCGTTCAAAGAAGCACATTTCGCCACTTTCCCAGAAGATTTGATAACCCCTTGCATAAAAGCGGGAAGCGCAAAAGGAGATACTGTATTAGATCCATTTAATGGATCCGGAACGACTGGTATCGTGTGCGTAAATTATGGGAGAAATTATATAGGAATCGATATCAACCAAGATTACATTGTTATGAGTAAAAATAGAATCAAAGACGCACAACAACAAATGAGATTATTTTAGAAAAGAAAATAAAGGAGTTGCGCAAATGATGGTTAATACAATTACTGTTATAGCAAACAAGGAATTTAATAAATGAAATTGGTGCATGTAGAATTGTCAGAAGCAAATGAATTTGTTAAAGTTTATCACCGCCATCATAAGCCGGTAGTGGGTCATAGGTTCAGCATTGGAGTAATGAATAATGGGATATTAGTTGGGGTAGCAATAGTTGGACGCCCAGTTTCCCGTGAAATAGATCAACACAATGTAGTAGAAATAACACGACTTTGTACAGATGGAACTAAAAATTCCTGCTCGTTTTTATATGGCGCAGCTGCCAGAGCTTCCAAAGCACTCGGATATAAAAAAATTCAAACATACATACTAAGCACGGAAAGCGGTACATCCTTAAGAGCATCTAATTATTCTTTTGAATATGAAACAAACGGGGGAACCTGGTCTTGTAAGAGTCGCAAAAGAAATAATAATCATCCACTTTGTAAAAAACAAAAATGGTCATTGTTGTTATCACAACCATGAGATGAGATAATGTTCGTAGAGAATGAATTGCCACTATCAAAAGAAGGAAAAACAAATGAACACTAAAGATATGACCCCCGATCAGTTGAGGATCGCCTGCGCCGAGAAGTGCGGGTGGACGGTAGTAGAAGATATTTCAAAATTTGCTACGCATCATATACAAAAACCAGATAAAACATTCTGCTGGTCATGGATTTGTCGCTATCCTCAAAACATAGAATCAGTCAAACTACTGCATTATCCAGACTACGAGCATGATAGAAATACGCTCCATGAGCTTTTGCTGGCTGTGCCGGAAGCCAAACACAGCAAATTTGTAATCGCTCTCGAGAAAATTGTTTTTGATAGAGATATTCCGGCAATAATCTCTGTGTATGTTTATGATTTTTTGGTAGCCGATCCACTCGCTATCATGCGAGCGTTCTTAGAAGTGATGAGGATAGATGACATCAAAACTGATTGAAATCCAATCCACAAAAGAATTACCCGCTGGCGTTGAATTTGTCTTATATGAACCACCATATCACGATAATGACGAACTGCATGAAGTGATCACTGAATTTACTGCCAAGTGTGGATATGAGCCACAGACGATTTACCGATTAGGAAAACAATTGTATGCAGAAAGGAATTGATAGATGAGCATTAAAAAAGGTTTTATAAAGGACATGCAACCAGAATTACTAGAGGCAAACTATGATTATGTATGGCTGGTGGCAATGGAAGGGAAAGATCGTATACCCGGGATCGTTGACAAGCTAAGAGAAATACCGGAGTACAAACGCGGTATCGTACACCGCCCAAGCCTAACTGCAACCATCAACGAAAACGGGTCTTTTATGCTCGAACTGTTGCAGGAAATGCACATTTCGTCAGTCAATAAAGGCGCTCCCATATTGATAGACATGTTCATCGGGAATAAATATGCCCTTTGGAACAACCTTGAGAGTGTGCGCCAATATGTTTCATACATTTCTGATCATTGGGCAGGATTAACCGTCAAACCATTACTAAGACTCAACACCGCCACGTGGAATAAATATATCAATACATTTTATCCTATTGCTATTGGCATGTTGGATACTGTTGATATTTTAGCTGTTCAGCCAGATGTTTCCACGCCTTATGCGCTTGGTGCAGTGGAAACGCTGAAATGGTGGGAATATACCGAGGGCATTATTGCATATGATGAAACCGGAGAGTGGTTAGATTCCCCGATCGTTGTAAATCCACCGGTAGTTGATGATGTGCCGTTTTTCAGTGATACAATTCAAGCAGGAAGTCTGTTCCCGATGAATTCAAAAATTACTATTAGTGGATCAATTCTATCAAAAGCTTATAATGATGTCATAATTACGGTTGAGCCACTAGAAAAAAGTGAATAAACTATGGAAACTTATACCAATTTGATCCCAACTGAACTTGACAATGAACTGATCCAGATCGGAGAAAGTACAACAGAGGGCATGTTTCGCATAGGAGAAATAGCCAACTACATAGCCAACCAAGCTCCGGATACGAAAAAAGAATTCATTTACTCTGCTGTTGGGTCCAGATGCGGAAAAGGAAAACGAACTGTAAGGGAATTTGCTGACGTAGAGAAGTTTTTTCACGACGAATGGAGAAGCTACGAAGTTTTATCGTTTGATCACTTCCGGCAAGCGTATAAACGTAGGGATGAGAACTGGCGGGAGATGCTCGAATGGGCAGTATCCAGTGATAGCGGACGACCGCAAACAGTTGATACCATGGTAAAAGAATTCGCGGGAACAAAGGAAGAAATCGAACCAGTCAGAAAATTAATCAAGCGATTAAGTAAATTGGTTGATGATATTGGAGCAGTTGTGAGCTCTAACACCGGACTTTTGATTCTTGACAAAGCGGAAGAGATCAGACAGTTGATTGAAAAAGATACTGGATGTGATGCCATTTTGTGATACAATGTATTTGTATTTCACTTTCCTCCTTTTTATGGGTACCCCCTTGCTTAGGGGGTATTCCGTTTAAAACTTCCCAACTCGTATTGTTTTTTTAATAGTATTAGCGTATAATCAATTTAGATCTCTACCTTTCGTTTTTCATCAAAAGAGACCCCATCTACGCATGGGGTCTTTGGGTTTATAGATTGTTCAATTCGTCAATCATTTTTTTAGCATCCTGCAGAGCTTCTTTGTGGGATGTTCTGGGGATTCCAGATTCAGTGATTTCTCCTTTTTCATCTTTGATGTAACCCATAAATCTGATCAGTTCGTGTTCCCACATTCTTCTAACATGATGTGTGTATTTCATTTCATTTCTCCTTTTCCAAAATCTTCCCAACTCTCCCAACTCGTGCGCGCGTAGTTCGCCGGTTATAATTGTTTGCGTGGTCTTCCACCAAGTTTTCCATTCTCACGAGATGTTTTTGCCTTCCGCTCTGATTTTATTGATCCGAGGGTAGCGGCGGCAGTAGATATGGGTTCCAGCGAGGCTAGCACTACCAACTCATCCAACAACCAATCAACATCGCGGGGATCAGATCCAAAGTCGGGGAAAACATCATCGAGATCATGGCAGGTGTAAATTTCAACGATTTCATACTCCCTGGATACTGTGTCATAGGTAGAGCGTGGATCACACGCGTAGGTACCATCATTATGCTGATAGATGACTGCATCCTCTCGCCAGGTGGGGAGCTGTACAACCATTTTTTCAATCGCTTTTTTTAATGATTCTGTGTTCATTTTGTTTCCTTTCTGTTATTTTTAACCATCAAAGAATTTTTTCTGTCAGACGAATATAAGCTCAAACCATCTTTCAATCCACGTGTATCAAAATGCACGTTCATCACGACAGCATTTTTTCCAATCAACATTTTTAATAATATTTGTTTCAGTTTGTTCATTTCAACCTTTCTCCCGGTGTATATCCCCGCCGGGAGGGAGTTGATTTACTTTGTTGAGATTTTCTTAAGCATTTTTTTAGCTTGTTTTTCTGCTAGTGCTTCGGTGTAAGTAAATTTTGTTTTTGTTAGCAGACCGCCGATAAATGCTTGATTGACGTAGAGGTCGATATCTGCGATATACGTAGTAACCACAACGTGCCTTCCGCTTTTGTCTTTTATTGTTTTGTTCATTTCTCTCCTTTTTTTGTTACTTGATTATCTATAGTATAAAACCAAACGTTAGGATAATCAATATGACAAATGTCATAAGTTTTTTGTTCTATTAACTGGCAAAGTCCGCCAAAAAATGCTATAATGGCTTAACTCTCCACGAGAGTGTGTTCCTCCAATCGGTCGCTCTCTTGCCAGGGCGACCGATCCATTTAATGCTATAATGTATTTATGGATTCTAAAACAGACCATTACTCTGAGTGTCCTAATTGCGGAAAACTCTACTCCGTTGTAGAGGGGCATGACTGTGAGTATGGCGCGTATATCCCGGCGGTAGACTATACGCGTGTCATGGTAATGGATAGCGATGGAGATCAAGTGGAGATAAGGACGGAAAATGCATGATCCATGATACAATGGATAATCCTCTCGACCTGACCCCGTCTGAAGTAGTCGCAATGGACTATGGACAGAAGCAGGACTTGTTATTGATGATCGGTGGGCGCGTCCTGGAATTGAAAACAGAATTTGTCCATGTGAGCGGCAGGTATGCAGAGATCAAGGCGGAATTGGACGCATTAAAGCACGTATCTAGCGTGGTACAGTCGGCACTAAAGGCAGAGCAAGGGATGTAATGGCGCTAAGTAAAAAGCAGAGAATATTTATTGACGAATATCTGAAATGCTGGAACGCTACTCAAGCGGCATTGAACGCTGGATATTCTGAACGCTCTGCTCATACTATTGGTTGGGAAAACTTGCAAAAACTTGCAATTGCAAATGAAATCAAGCGCAGGCTTGACGAATCTGCCATGTCGGCAGATGAGGTCATTCAGGCCATTGGAGATATTGGGCGTGCTGACATTGATAAGCTAATAGATATTGATGACAAAGGCAGACCGTCTTTTAACTTCTTGCGCGCAAAAGAACAGGGTTATTTAAATCTCATTAAATCCATAACACCAACCCCAAATGGATTAAAGGTTGAGCTGCATGACCGCATGAAGGCATTGGAATTGATGGGTAAGCATCACGCTCTATTTACAGATAAAGTAGAATTTGATGGTGATGTTACCATCAAGGTAAAATACGAAGATGGAATTGCAGATAATTCTACCGAGACCCCATGAAAAGCAACAGGCGTTTATCGATAGCCCTGCAAAGCGCAAGATTATTAGAGCTGGGCGACGGTCTGGAAAGACAGTTGGCGTTGCAGTTAAAGACATCAAAAAATTCCTTGCTGGAAAACGTGTTTTGTATGCTACTCCAACCTCGGATCAATTAAGCCGGTGGTGGGCAGTTATCACAAGAGCGCTGGATGAACCGATAAGAAATGGCGTTTATTACAAGAATGAAACAGAACATATCATCGAGCTTCGCGGAACCGAACAGCGGCTGAGAGGTAAGACCGCCTGGAATGCGGATACTCTGCGTGGAGATTATGCGGATGAACTGGATTTGGACGAATGGCAATTAATGGATGAAGACACATGGGAACTTGTTGGTGCGCCTATGATGCTTGATCACGACGGGAACGCTACTTTTATTTATACTCCCCCGTCTCTCCATTCCAGAAGTGTTACAAAAGCTCGAGATCCACAACACGCCGCAAAGATGTATAAGGCATTCAAAGAGCAAATGGATGCGGGAAACCCAAAATACGCTGCATTTACATTTACCAGTTACGACAATCCTCATTTGAGCAAAGACGCCTTAGATGATATTACGTCTGACATGACCTCTATTGCCTACCGCATGGAGATCATGGCAGAGGATATAAATGAAGCCCCGGGCGCGTTGTGGTTGAGAAGCGGCATAGAAAAAAGCCGGTTGACGAAAGCACCGGAAGATTTATCCAGGATAGTTGTAGGCGTTGATCCATCTGCCACATCCGGCGGTGATGAGGCTGGTATAATTACGGTAGGAAGAAAGGGCGAAGATTACTACACATTGGCTGATGATACCGTTCAGGGCAGCCCAGAAACGTGGGCACAAGCTGCAATTACTGCGTATCATAGATTCAGGGCTGATTGTATTGTGGCAGAAAAAAATAATGGTGGCGAAATGGTCGAAAGTGTGATCAGGCAGGCAGTTATTAACGCGCAGATAAATGATCGGACAGTCGGGGAAGTGCCGGTAAAATTGGTGTGGGCTTCTCGTGGGAAAGCAACACGCGCAGAGCCTATTTCGGCGATTGCAGAAAAAGGACGGGATCATCACGTGGGAAAATTTCCAGAGTTAGAGGATGAATTATGCTTGTGGGTTCCAGGGGATGCTTCCCCAAACAGGCTTGATGCAAAGGTGTGGGCGATGACAGACTTGATGCAGAAATCACCTACCGTAAGCTCCAAAGCAAGTATCCAGAATTATATAGCTGGAAATAAAGATGAAGATAAACGACCAGGATTCTAAAGGAGAAAAACTGAATGGGTAAATATAGACAAAAGCAAGCCGTTGTTGAAGCAATGCAATTCACAGATGAAACAAAGGATCAGGTATTTAACTGGGTTACTTGCAACCGCTATCCAGATTGGGTTATGGATGATCCGGTCATAATAATTCAAACCCTTGATGGAAATATGATTGCACACTTCGGAGACTGGATCATAAAAACAGATTTGGGAAATTTTCACGTTTGTAAATCCGAAGTCTTTGATAAGGTTTATGAACAAGTTGAAGTAGACAAGGAAATCATCAATACTCTTGGATACGCAATTCAAAGCTATATGAGTGGCAGTAGTATTTCAGATAAAAAACTGGCAAAAATGTGGGATGAATGCGCTGAATTATTAAACAAGATTGAAGATTATTTAGAAGATTATTTTACAGAATAATCATAAACGAAGGAGTCTCTCGATGAATGAGCGATTGATTGCAGACGCGTTACAGAGAACAGCGCCGGACTTATATTCATCCGTGGACGGTGGGAATACGTGGCAGTCCGCCATAAAGAAGCGTGGCGCACGCACAGAGAAGTTCCGCCGGTACGAGCGCGGAGATCATGATAGCAACCTGACCACCCAACAGCGCAAATTATTGAACATCGTTGCGGATGAAGCCGAATTGAATGAGTCAAACTCCAATTACTGCAGTATTGTGGTTGACATGATGGCTGGCAGGTTGTCAATCTCCGAAGTTACCACAGAGGATGAACAAGCCAATGAATGGATAAATGATACCCTGCAGCGAAACGGATTCGTCAGCAAACAAGGCGAATGGTTCCGGGGAGCGATCCGGGATAGTGAGAGCTACGTCCTGATTGACCCGCAGACCGCCATGTGGTCGTCTGAACCAGCCTATGATGGGTATAGCGGCGTTGTGGCGCTATTCGATTCCATGACACAGCTTCCTGTTTGGGCGTGTAAACTGTGGTCGATCAGCGAGCAGTCTGATGTGTCTGGAGACGAGGGAGATAAGGGTGAGGAAAACACGGTATACGTGGTCGTGTATCAGCCCGACAGAATTACATACTGGAAGGGCGCTACGAATGGCGGGAGTGTTTCGCCGGTTATTCCTGCAAGCAAAACATCATTGACCATGCTGGAATCTGGCAATGGCTACGCATGGCCGCTGGGTGTTATCCCTCTTATCCAATTCGCAAACAAGCGCGATAATTACACGCCATACGGCGAAAGCGAGATCCGCTGTGTTCTGCCATTACAGGATATTGTCAATTCAACCCTTTACGATATGACCATGTCAAGCAAGTTGTCAGCGTTCAAAATTTACTGGTCGATTGGTATGGAGGTTGACAAAGACGGAATCGTTCCGGGGTCCGTAATCAATTTGGTGCTGAAGGATAGCTCCAACAATATTGTTATTGACGAAAATACCGCTAATTATCTGCGCTCAATGAAAGTTGGCGAGTTCGGGACCACGGACATGAGCCAGTACACGAACCAGTTGGATAAGCTGGAGCGCGAAATCTCGCAGGTATCCAGCACGCCGGTCTATGGAATTACCGCACAAGGGAACCTATCCGGCGAAGCTTTGAAACAACTGGAATCCGGATTGGTGAATAAAATCATTCGTTTCCAGAATGAGAATGATGCCTCAATAAAAATGCTGTTGAAAATGACATCTGAAATACAAAAGATGTTTGATGTAAACACGTCATTTGTCAGCAAGTTTACCGCTAAGGTTGCGCGATTCCTTGGATTATCTGCTCCACAGGAACCACCCGCAAATATTGATGATATTAGCATAAACTGGAAATCGCCGGAGATCATCAACGTCAGCGTGCAGATCAATGCATTATCACAGTTGCGCCGGGACAATCCCGGACTGTGGCCGGACGATTGGTACAGGGAACGTTTAGGCGGATTGCTGGCTATGTCCTCCACACAGATCACAGACGAGGGCGATAAGGCAAAGATGGAACAGGTCAGCGCGTTTGACCAGCTAATCGGTGGCGCTGGAAATGTACCGCTGGTATAGCGTATAATGAAAGAAAAGGAGGAACGAAATGAGCAAAGCGACACTGAGCGTGAAAGGCACAGAAATAAAAGAGGTGAAAGACGCTGAATTCGATTCGAGATATGGCGGTTGCAAATGCCAACTTTGCGGAAAAAGATATAAGGTCGATTGGATGATACCAGATGAGATATGGTTGAAAATATCTCCTAAAAAATCATTGGGTGGACTGCTTTGTGGCTCGTGTATTGCTGAATTGATAGAGGAGTTTGATGAATTTGGCATGTTTGAATGTGTTACAGACAGCTTTTCTTTTCAAACGTTGGACGGATAAGCAGAAAGGTGAGCATGAAAGAGAAGAAAGCTAAGAAGCTGGCGAAAAAGTATTTTCGCTGGTGGGCGCACTGGCTAGGGCTTCGGTATGGGGAGTTAGATTTGTTATTTGTAGACTACATTGAAGAACATGAAGGAGATGGCGTTTTCATTATTCCAGATTGCGCCGGCAAATGTCATACCGATTGGCGATACCAGGAAACGCAAATAGAAATTTCAACAAAGAAAATATGCCAACTTGATGAAGAGGGAATTGAAAGAACTATTATTCACGAACTCATGCACGTGTTTCTCAACGAAATGCGCGAAGATGGAATTGACCACGAGGAACGCGTCGCAACCAATTTGCAAAAGGCGTTCATGTGGGTGAGAGATGGCGTAGAGAAAGGAAAGAAATGAATGAAACAAAATGTCCTAAATGCGGGGGTATGATAACCGGGATTCTTCAACTTAATGAGGAAAGGCGCTGTGAAGTAATTTGTGAGATTGGTCACGCGCATTTGATTACCACAAATATAAAGGAACTTCCAAACATATGCGTTCCGGATGGGTGTTATCCAGTTATCAAGGATGGCTGGCTGAATTTTGAAAAGCTTGCAAAATAAATGGCAAATCAGATAACACTTAGAGAACTCATAATCGCTGAACTTGACAGGAAATATAATTCCGCGTCTCTTGCCATGCTTAGGCAGATAGCCGCTATCTCGCGTGGTAATGGTTCACAGATGCAGGTGGCGTTACGGGAACTTGAGGTCGAGGTGGAGCGATTGCAGGAAGCCGGATTACCGTTGAAACCGGATAACGCGGCATTGCTGAAAGTGTTGTCTGTAAATCGTGACCAGCTTAAAACGACTGAAAACCTTATCATTGCGAACAGTCCCGATATTGAGCAAAGCGGGCAGTCCATTGCGCCTTCTGCGACTGCCGCGAAAGTATTTATTGTGATAGCGTCCTTATTGCTGGCACAGGGCAAGAATCCACTGACCAGCGTTCCGGCATTCAAGGAAACCATGGAATCCTCCGGCGTGTCGTGGGTATTTCCAAGTGTTGCTGATTATGCCAGGGGATATACGCAGACTACGGCATGGCAGACACGAATGAACGGCTGGGGTGATGGATATGCGGACATAATAGACCAAACTGTTTCAACCGGCTTACAGAAGGGCTGGTCGCCTATTCGGACGGCACGCGAGATTAGAAGTCTTGCAGAAGGGCTGCCGGTGAACGCTTCCGAGAACATTACCAGAACGCTACAGCTACAAAGTTACCGAGATGCTTCTCTGGCAACCGAAATGATGAACGGTCGGTACATCGAGAAGAAAATCAGGGTAGCCACCCTGGATGAGCGCACGTGTTGTGCTTGCCTTGCTCTCCACGGTAAAGAGGTTCCGCTTGGTGATCCGATTGAAGATCATTACCGCGGGCGCTGTGATTCAATCCTGATTCCGATTGGTGGGTCAATGCCAGAGGTGATGCAGGCGGATAGCACGCCAGGCAATCGCAACTTTGTCAAGTTCCAGACCGGCGAGGAATGGTTCGCTTCACAATCACCAGAACGGCAGGCTGCACAGGCGAGTTTTGCTAAGTCACCAGCGAAGCTAAGAGCATATCAGGACGGTACACCACTTAGTGCATTTGTTGGGCATCACGAAGATGATATATTCGGCAACATGGTTGTTGAGAATAGCCTAAAGGGTATGCTGGGTGACGATGCGGCACAGTATTATGTTAGAAATGAGAGTAAGTAGAAAGGATACTAAATGATGACCATAAATGAAAAATTTGCTATTACGTGGCTTGTGATTTTCATATTGATAGGGATGTATGGTTACTTAGAAATAGTTACTTTGTCAATAAATATCAGATGGATATTATTTGCATCGTGGATTTCATTAGGTGCAATAGTTGAAATTGTCGGATTATGGAAAACAAAATAAAGATAGGCAGTTATACCATCAAAGAAGGTATATTGCTCCGCTTATTTTTAGGTGAAAGAT